TGCCACAGGCACAACTGCCGCAACAATTAGCAACAACGAAACCGTTGTTACATCGTTAACTACCTTAACTGGTAACGCAACACTTGACTTAACGCTTTCAAGCGAATTAAAAGCAGGTGCAGCATTACATATTAAAGTAAAAACAACCGCAACAGAAACCTTTACTTTTGGTACTGGTATCGATGCTCCAGTAGTTACAGGAGTAGCAGGTAAAACATGGTGTCAATCATTTTGGTATGATGGAACTATTTTCTTACCATGTGGCGCAAAAATTCAAATAGATTAATTATTCACGTAAAAACACAAAAACAAAATGGCATTAATAAAAGAAATTTGGGTATCAGATGTACAAGAAGCATTAAATAGAAATGCTGACTTCTTACCTTATTCAGTAGATCATTCAGCGTATATCGCATTTGGAACTGTACACGTTCCACAATCAGGTTCAAACCCAACTGTGGTTAAGAATCCTGCAACTTTTCCTCTTTCAATCAATGAAAGAACAGATACTGACCGCACTTATTCATTAAATCAATTTGCTTTAGAGCCTGTATTGATTACAAACTTGGATGAATTGCAAATCAGTTATGACAAAAGACAATCAGTTTTAGGTCAACAAATCAGCACACTTACACAACGTATTGGTGATGAAGTTGCTATCTCTTGGTCTGCAACAGGTGCTTCTAACATCGTTAGCACAACAGGTTCAGCAGTTGCTACATCATTAGCACCGGGTGCAACAGGCACACGTAAAGCAGTTACTTTAGCTGACATCGCTTCATTAGCAAACAAGTTAGACAAGGACAATGTGCCAAGACAAAATCGTAAGTTGTTAATGTCAACTGATATGTTTTGGGAGTTATTTCAAATCAGTGATGTAATTCGTGCATCTTACAATGGTTTCCAAAATCAACCAAACGTATTGCAAAACGGTATCGTTGCAATGCTTTATGGTTTTGAAATCATGATGCGCCCAGTGGTATCAGTTTATGCAAATTCAACAACCGTTCCTAAAGCTTTCGGTGCTGCAACTGCAACAACTGACAACCTTGCTTGCATCGCTTTCCATTCTACAACTGTTGCACGTGCATTAGGTTCAATGACACCTTTGTATGATAGTGGTTCAAACGGTAACGGTAAGCCTGAATATTTAGGTTCAATCTTCAACATGGAAATTATGTTAGGTTCTGCGATTTTAAGAGCTGACATGAAAGGTGTTGCTGCTTTGGTTCAAACTTGGGTATCTTAATATTAAATAAATTATAAACTAAAGAGGCCTACCCGCTATAATGTAGGTAGGCCTTTTTTAATACTACAAAATAAATGGCATTACCAAATATAAACTTTGTCAAAAGCACAAGCGGTTTAGGTAGAGCATTGCCCGGAACAGATTACATTTCGGGTTATGCACATTACTATCCAAGTGGTGGCACATTACCAACTGGCTTCACATCAAGCGACAGAATCAAAAAAATATTTTCAGTTGCAGATGCTGAAAATTTAGGAATAACAAATACATCATTAGGGGCAACTGCTTCTACTGCTACTGATACAATTACAACTAAATTTACTGCTGGCGATACTTTTAAAATTACTTGCAATACAATAGATGGAGTAAGAGCAGGAGTGCCAATTACTTTGTGCAACTTTACTGCTGTAGCTGCTGATGCTGTAAGTATTACAACAAGCGCAGATAGAATAAGTTTAGAAATAAACGCGGGAACACAAACACATGGTTTTAGTGCTTCAAATTCAGTTGGTGTTGTGACTATTGTAGCACCAAAAAATCAAGGTATATTTTTAAATTCAGGCACACCTTACGTTGTTACAAAAACAGGTGCAGTTGCTCACACATTAGTTCAAAATGTTGTGGTAGGTGTTGCATCATGGATTGACACATTACATTACCACATTAGCGAATATTTTAGAATACAAGCTAAAGGCGAATTGTATGTTGGTCTATACGAAGAAGAAGCAAGCACATACACATTTGCAGCGTTAACATTGATGCAGAATTATGCAGTAGGTGCTATAAAGCAAATGGCAGTGTTTGAAAAGAACGTAGCGTTTACAGCAGCACAATGTGCGGCATTACAAGCTATTGCAACTGCAAACGAAGCGGTTTACAAACCGATGCAAATAATGTTAAACGCTGAAATTAGCGCAACTGCAAGTGTGGCATCATTAGTTGATTTGTCAACACAAACTGCTCCAAATGTAAGCGTATGTATTGCACAAGATGGCGCAAACGATGGAGATTACATCTACAAAGCAACTGGCAAAACAGTTGGTTCAATTGGTGCGATGTTAGGCGCGGTATCTTTAGCAGTTGTAAGCGAATCAATCGGATGGGTAAGTAAGTTTAATATGGCATTAGGTAGTGAATTAGACACGATTGCATTTAGCAATGGTCAATTATATACCGCGCTTGCTGATAGTCAATTTGAAAGTTTGAATAACTATTCTTATATTTTCTTACGCAAATTAACAGGTATCACAGGATCGTATTGGAGTGATAGTAAAACAACTGTTACACCTACAAGCGATTACTCTACAATCGAAAACAATCGTACATATCAAAAAATTACACGTGTAGTTAGAGCAAATATGTTACCTGCATTAAGTTCACCATTGAGAGTGAATGCAGATGGCACTTTGACCGCAGGCACAATCGGTTATTTTGAAACATTAGCAAATAATCCATTAGTACAAATGGAAGCCGATGGCGAATTATCAGCACATAAAGTTATTATTAATCCAGCCCAAGATGTTTTAGCTACTTCTACACTTGAATTAACATTGCAAAATGTTCCTTTAGGTGTTGCAAGAATCATTAAAATAAACGTAGGCTTCGTAAAATCAGTATAAAACATGGCAGCAAATGGACTACCGTTAATTAACGGCAAAGCGTATGAGTTCGCAGATATTACTTGCATCATACTTGGAACACCAATCATAGGTGTAACCGCAATCGAATATGGCGAAGAGGATGCAACCGAAAACATCTACGCAACAGGTCGTTATCCTGTTGCACGTGGTTATGGTCAAATCACACCAAGCGCAAAGGTTACAATATTAATGAATGAGGTAATGAACATTGTATCTGCCGCACCAAATGGCAGAATCCAAGACATACCAGAGTTTGACATTGTTGTAACATTTACAGATGCTAATTTAATTCCTGTTGTGCATAAGATTCGCAATTGCAGATTTATGAAAAACATGATTGCTTCTGCGACTGGTGATACATCAATTCCGATGGAATTAGATTTAGTTGTTTCACATATCGAATTTGTTTAGTAAATTTGTCGAAACCAAATCAAAAAACAAATGAATAATATTGAAGAATTAAAATCAAAGTATGCAGGTGTTGAAATATACACATTGACTGTATTAAACAGACAAGGCACACCTATTACAGTTCACTTGCGTGAAATGGATAGGATTGCTTACAAAACCGTTAGCGCGTTAATTGCTAAAGATGAATTGATGGGTGTAGAATCGTTTTTAAGAACACTTTGTGTTGATGGCGATGTAAATGCTATTATCAGTGATTTTAAAGCGTTACGTAGCGCAGCAAGAACAATTTTGCCGATGTTAGAAACCGAAGCGGGTGAACTAAAAAAAAATTAGATTCGGCAAAGAAGTTATTTGAAACGGATGAGTTTGCGCGTCAAAATGCACTCATCCGTTTTTATTATCAAACAGACCCAAACCAAATGAATGATGAACAATGGGCAGAAGCTATTGAAAGCATTATGTGGGTGTTAAAGTTTAACGGTACAATTCAAGACAAGAAGTAATGGCAAATAATAGTGTTGAATACATATTATCCTTAAAAGATAAGTTTAGCAGTGGCATTAAATCGGCTACAAGTGAAACTGAAAAACTAAACGGTTCAATGGGTATGGCTCAAAAGTCAGCACTTGGGCTTGGTTCTGCTATTGCTGCTATTGGAGGCGGTTTAATTGCGCGTGAAATCGTAAACGTAACTGCAGCAATGGAGGGCTTGCAAAATCAATTAAACTTTGCAAGTGGTTCGGCATTACAAGGTGGCCGCGATTTTGAATATTTGCGTAAAACATCCCAAGAAATGGGGTTGGATTTTAATACTGCTGCAACTGCATTTGCAAAGTTTAGCGGAGCAGCAAGAAACACATCATTAGAGGGGCAAGGTGTTAGAGATGTATTTGAAAGTGTTGGTATGGCATCAACTGTTATGCACCTATCAGCAGAGCAATCAGAGGGCGCATTTAGGGCATTAGAACAAATGTTATCTAAAGGCAAAGTAAGTGCTGAAGAATTACGCGGGCAATTAGGCGAAAGAATACCGGGCGCATTCCAAATTGCAGCACGTTCAATGAACATGACTACATCGGAATTAGACAAGTTTATGGCCGATGGCAAATTAATGAGTGAAGAATTTTTGCCTAAATTTGCAGCACAA